CCACCGTCTGGAACGATAGTGATTCTACCTGCGTTATTTGCTGCTGTGATAGATGCGTTCGCATCTGCTAATGAATCAGGAGCGATAACAACACCACTTGAATTTAATTTAGCGTTTGTTGTAACGGCACCTGTAGTTGTATTTTTGGTTATGTCCTGAAAACCATTTTCGGATCTTACTGGACCTGACCATGTTGAATTTGCCATATAAACCTCCTTACGGTTGTATAGACCTTACCATACGATCTCTATACCGTCAGTCTAGCCCTGTTCGTATGGTTCGTTTTGTTATGCTAGATACCAAAACATAACATAAAATATAGCCCTATCAAAGGGCTATAATCTAATTATCTATTCCAACAAAGTCTTCTAAGTTTTGAACACGCTCTTCAAGGTCATTTTTACTATCATCTTGATCAACATCTTCATCAAGATTAGTTTTTAACTCTTCAAGTTCGTTTTCTAAGTCTTCAACTTTAGTTTTTAGTTCTTCGATTATTTCTCTTAGTGATTCCATAAGAATACCTCCAAAGTTTAATCTACCATAAAAAAAGGGGGCATAAAGCCCCCTTAATGTTAATTATTTGTTATGGTTACGCTGCGCCTGGTGAACCAAATACACATCTAGGATCAGAGAATCCAAATGAATATCTCTCTCTAGCTTTGTATCTTACGTTTCCAGTATCAAAGTCACCTTCCATAGATGTTCTAATTGGGGATCTTTGGAATAACTTGAATCCGTTAGGGATATCAGTTTTAATGAAAAACGCTTCTGGATCAGTTAAGTAGTGATTTACTACATAACCTTCAGGTAGCATTCCCATGTTTCTGATAGCGTTAATATCGTTATCAGATGTTCCAGTTCTTAACTGAGACTGTGTTAGTCTTTCAGCTACGAATTGTAACTCAGAAGGAATGATTAGTTTTCTACCTTGTGTCGCAATTAATAAGCCTCTTTCGTCGATGAAAGCTGCAATATCAATTAATGACTGCTCCAGAGAAGTTTCATTTAAGTCAGCAGGTGTTGCTAACTCGTTTCTGAAATCTCCACCAGTTGCTGTTGGGTGATCAAGTGCACATAATGCTACGCCGTCACCACCAGGGAAGCTATCACTGAACGCATTGTTTAATACGTTTGCAGCTTTAACCTGCTTGGTGTTTGCCATGGAACGTGCAAGAGCTCTTGTGTATCGTGCTGAAACTCTGTCATAAAGATTATCTTCGACAGCTTCTTCAGTGATTGCAAAACCTAATGCAATTGTTTCATGTGTGTAACGTGCTGTGAAGGATTCTGTTGCATTGTCATAAACAATTGAACCACCTTCAGATTTTACTCTCGCATTACCAAAACCTGATAACATTACCTCTTCTTCGAATGCTCGATCAGAAGTTTCTGTTTCAAAAATTTCAGCGTGCTCAGCATCATAGCGTCCATACTCCAGGCCGAATAAAGCATTCAAACCTGGCTCTAACTCTTTAACGAGTTGACTTCTAGATATAGCCATAGTTTAACCTCCTATATGCCTGTTGAATCGTTTAAAGAATGTAAGTTGATTTTTACTTTAATCGCTGCATTAGCGGAATCATAATCGCTATTGTCAACGTCAGTAGAAAGACCTACAACTCTAAAGTTTGCAGCAGCGTTAGTTGTAAAGCTAGTACCATCAATTGCTACATTAGAAATACCAGAAATGGTAGATCCATTTGAATATGTAGCGATGTTAGCGTTTGAACCGACCTGTGCCTGTCCTGCAGCATTTGAGTTACATTTAACTTCATATACCACATTTGGATCATCAATGACATAAGCCTTGATGTCGTCAGCTGCTATGCCGCCTGGGTAATAATTACTCCATGTTGGTTTCGATGTAGTTGGATCAGTGTATTCACAACCATTAAAAATACCAATTAGTTCAGCACCAGCAGCATTACCTAAATCCACGACTCCGTCAGCTGTTAAGATAACAGGATCGCCTTGGAAAATAGCTTGGGTTTCACCGTTTGCAATTTTGTACTCATTCTGGCCTTGACCATTGTAAGCAGCTCCTTGCAATTGTATTGGGCGAAAACCATAGTTACTATTTTGATTTGCCATAGTATTGCTCCTTTTTTAATAAAGTGTCTTAGTTGGACTTTTTATTAGGTCCTCCAAAAGACACACGACTCTGCCTATCGGAATTGATAGGCATGCTAGGATGTTGCTCTCTGAGTGGATCTGTTTCCCACGCTTCAGTCTGTTGATTAGTCTTCTGCGTGTAATAGTCATTACGTTGACTAACAATCTCCTCAGGGATTCTTGCCAATAGCAAGTCACCTACGCTGATGACACCCTCATAAGCTTTAATACCTCCGTTGTAAGCAGAGTAAAGACCATCTGAATATTGATCAGCTCTGACCAATTCCCAGCCTTCTCTGAGTCGAGCATTGATATTTTTAGTATCATCTGCTCCATTTACACGATGACGGAGCCATCTTTGCTTATATCCATCAGGACATGGTGGTGCGTCTAACTGAGACGGTGGCTTCCAAGACGTTGGTCTTGTCTCTTTAGCCCTTGTTTGTGCACTTCTTGGTGTTTTTATATTATCTGTCATTTTGTACCTCCTTAAACGTACTTAGCATATTCGCTCAAAGGGACTCCAAGCTTATTTGCTATTTTTACTTGACTAGGAGTCAACCTAACAGATTTGCGTCCACTGGTTGCAGACCTTGAAGCAGAAGCAACAGGTTGGACGATTTTGTTACCTCCGGTAGTCTGATCCGAACCCCTCGAAAAGGATTCTGGAAACTTGTTTTTAACTCTATTAGTCAATTCATCATAATACTCATCTGATTCAGTGTCAAATCCTTCTGCCACTAATCCACGATGAATTCTTTGAGCATAATCAGTCATTTCCCCATCTTGTCTGAACCAAGGATTCTTCTCTGCCCAGGCTAATGCCTTGGAAGAGGGTTGAGGTCTGACTTGTTGAGGTTGTTGAGCGTAAGCTTGTTGCTCTTGCTCTAACTGTTTTTGGAACTCTTCATACTCACGTTCTTTCTTAGTTTTAGTAACTCGAATTCTTTCCGCTTCTAAATCTAATTTGGTCAAAGCTTGACGTGCCTCTTCTTCTTTCTGATAATCACCCGCTTCACGAGCAGCAATCAGATTTTGACGAGCAAGATCCGAAGCCATTTTGTTTCGAACTTCACTTTCTGACATGTAACCTTTGTCAATGTCATAAGTTTTTTTCTTTGTTTCCAAATATTCTTTTTGAACGTTTTGTGCAAACTGAAGAGCAGCTTCACGCTCTCTTTCAGCTTCTCTGAGTTTCCAAGTCATTTTATCAATTCTTTTTTTGACTTTGTCGGAATACTCATCCATCTCTTCTGACTGTTCTTCAACAGCAGGTTTAAGAGGATCTTTTTCTTCGGTCTTTACTTCTTCATACTGTTCTGGTGCAACAGAGCCGTGAGATTTATCTTCTAATTCTACGACTTGTCCGTCACCTGATGTATCAAGATCGACCATCTTTTCTTTTTGTCCAGAAGTAATTTCTGTTTGCATGGTTAACCTCCCATGTTACATAATAGTTAGTATGTCCTCTGGGCTATCAACAGTGCCGAGTATTTCGTCATCATTGAGTAACCTTACTTCCCCATCTTCTATCTTTATTCTTGATCCTGCGTATCTGCCAAACACAACCCAATCGCCCTGTTTACACCAAGGGCCATTAGGAAACTTTTCTTTATCTTGATAAGCATCAGGTCCTACTGCTAATACTAAAGCAACTGATGCCGTTAATTGAGAATCTTCGACAGTCTTGTCAGTTAGTAAAATACCCCCTTTAGTTTTTTTATCTGCTCTAAAAGGTAATACTAAAATTCTCCAACCGACCGGTGAAGGTAATTTTTCTAATTCTTTTCTGTCCTTCTTAATATCTTTAGAAGGATTTTTCATTTTTTCTAATACATCCTCTGGGACGTATAACGTTTTAGTCATCTATTTTCTCCTCTTGTTCCAGCAGGCGAGAAAGCTCCTGTTGGCATGTTTCTAACATGTTAATCTTACCTAAAATATACTTGTATTGTTCATAGTTTTCAACCCCTACAATCAGGTTTTCTATCAAGTTTTCTTTTAAGGCTTTTAGTTCTTTTTGATAATTGTGTAGTACAAAAGTGCTCATTTAAGAGTGTTTACTCCAGGCACTTGTTTAACCCAACGATGATTTGTATCATCTTTGGTAACGTACCATGTTTGCTCTATACTCTGATTAGCACCATAGTTTTTTACACCTAATTTATTTAAGGCATGAGGAACTGCTTGTTTCACTGATTCCAATAAATAATCATCACCAAACATTGTTCCCGTTGGTTTCAACTTGGGCCACCAGTTTTCAATATCATCCATGACAGGTTCATATTCATGTGCACCATCAACCATAATATAATCAATACTCTCATCTGCAAACTTATCTAAAATT